ATCGTCGTCACCTTCACGGGCGGCATCATCAGGGCGTGCGCGCCGGTCGTCATCCGGAACGTCACGAGCTCGCCGTTCGGGTTCGCATACTCGACCGTCTCGCAGCCGTCGGATTGGTACGGTCGGCCGGTCATCGTCCGGTCCTCAAGAGCTCTAGCCGCCGGAAGCCGTACGCGATGTCGGCCGCGTCGGCGCGCTGCGTCGTCAGGTTGAGCACGTAGTCGCCGCCGCCGCCTTCGGCGAGCATCCGGCGCAGCGTCGCCTCGGGCGTCACGAATTCGGTTCCCGCTTCGCCGATCAGCGCCAGCGTCGGCCGGGTCACGACGGCGCCGGAGGCGAAGTGCGGGACGGACAGCCCGCCGACTGCCTTGCCGACTTTGCCGGCGCCCGGGATCTTGCTCAGGAGGCTACTCAGCTTCCCGGCGATGCCGGAGATTTTCTGGCCGACCCACGCGACGGCCGATTCGATCCCCTTTTTGATCCCGTTCGCGATCGCGCTGCCGATCGCTTCGGCGGCGCTCGTCACGTCGTGCACCGCGGCCGTGATCTTGCCGGCGATCTGCCCGACGACCGTCCCGATCCAGTCTTTCGCGGCGGCGACGCCCGCTTTGATCCCGGTCACGATCGCGCTGCCGATGCTCGCCGCGGCGCTCGTGACGGCGTGCAGGGCGCCCGTGATCTTGCCGGGGATCTGGCCGGCGACGGTTCCGATCCAGTCTTTCGCGGCGGCGACGCCGCTCTTGACGCCGGTCACGATCGCGCTGCCGATGCTGGCGGCGGCGCTCGTGACGGCGCTCAGGGCGTTGCGGATCTTGCCGGGCACCTGCGAGATCACGGTCCCGATCCAGTCTTTCGCTGCGGCGACGCCTGCTTTGATCCCGGTCACGATCGCGGTCGCGACGCCCGCCGCGGCGGTCGCGATCGCGCCGATCGCGTCCGTGATCAGGCCGGGCACCTTCCGGATCTGATCGCCGATCCATCCGACGGCGCTGCCGATCGCGCTTTTGATCGCGTCCCACGCGGCGCTGATCCCGGCCGTGACCGTGTCCCAGTTTTTCCACAGCAGCACGACGACGACGATCAGCGCGAGGATCGCCGCGGCGACGAGCAGGATCGGCGCGAGCAGCGCCACCTCGGCCGCTGCCGCGATCGTCGTCGCGAAGCTGAGGGCGAACATCGCGACCGACAGCACCGCGATCGCCGCGGCGATCGCTTTCACGACGCCCGGGTTTTTCGCGAGGAACGCGAGCATCGGCTGAAGCACGTTCATCGCCGCCGTGAACGCCGGCAGGAGCGAGGTCATCAGCTCGCCGGTCAGGTTCGCGTAGGACTGTTTCGCGATGTCGATCTGCCCGGGTAGCGTCTTGCCGTACGCCTCGGCGGCGCCGCCCGTTTCCTTTTTCAGCTCGGCGAGGATGACCTTTTGCGCGCCCAGCAGGTCGCCTGATTCGACCATGCTCTTGATCGTTTTCCGCTGCCCTTCGTCGAACGTGACGCCGACTTTCGAGAGGGCGGTCATGCCGCGGATCGGATCGTTGAGCGCCTTGCCGACGACGGTCGCGGATCCGCCCAGGTCCTTTTTGAACCGGACGCTGTAGTCGAGCGTCGCCTTCGCCGCCTGATCGAAAATGTCGTTCCCGGCGCCGACCTGATTCTGAACCTTCGTGAACGTGAGCAGCAGGTTTTCGGAGCTCGCGATCGCTTCGTCGTCGACGCCCGACTTTTTCATCAGCGACGTAGCGAGGTCGCTCACGTGCTGCGCCGTGACGTTCGCGACGCCGCCGGTCGACTTCAGGACGGCGTTCGTGTCGGCCGCGACCTTCTGCCCCTCCTCCATCTCTTTGAAGCCGGTCCGGGCGGCGGCGCCGAGCGCCGCGAGCCCCGCGATCGCGCCGGCCATCGCGACCTTGCGGCCGATCCCGGCGAGGCTCGACCCGATCCCCTTCGTCGCGTTCGTGGCATCCCGCGCGCCGCGCTGGAGGTCGCGCGTGTTCGCGACGAAGTCGACTCGGACAATGGCATCGGCGCCCGCCATCGACTACCGCCGGCGCGCCTTCGCGACGGCCCGCTTTTGCTCTCTCGCGTCGCGCTCCAGGAACCGGACGAACGCGGCGTATTCCTAGTCCGTCAGCTCGTCGACTTCGCGCGGCGTCATGCGCCAGTACCGGCAGAAGGCGGCGAGGTCGTCGAGGATGGCGCGTCGGTAGGGTCCCGCTGCGGCTCGTCGGTCGCCACGAGCTCGATTTCGAGGTCGCCGAGATCGTCCCACTGCACGCCCGGGTAGCCGACCCGGCGCAGCCGCAGCCACGCGATCACGCGCCACCGGTCATCGCCGTCGAGCAGGTCGGTAATCGTCTGGCCGGTCTGCGCGCGGATCAGCGCCAGCTCGTTCGGCGTGAACCGCAGCGGCGCGTCGCCGGCGATCCGGACGCTCGTCGGCAGCGGGTCGGGCACCGCCCGCACGGGCGGCTCGTGCTCGTGCTCGTGCTCGTGCTGCTCGTTCACTTCGGCCATGGATACCTTTCGATCGATGTGCTCGTCGCCGCCGACAGGCGTTGCTTCACGAGCCGCTTTTCGCGGCGCGCGGTCGGCAGCAGGTAGCGGCCACCCTTCTTCGCGCCGCCCTGCTTGCGTCGGCCGAATTCGAGCCACCGGCCGTACGCGAGCCCTTCACCCTCCGACACCCGAGCGGTCGGCAGCGTCCCGGTCGACAGCCGCTCGCCTTTGATCGACGCCCGGAAGCGGCCGGTCAGCACGGGCGCCCGCAGCGCGGTCACCTGCGACGTGAGCACCGCGACTTGCACGAGCGCGGCGGAGCACGCCTCCTCGTTCCGCTGCGCCCACGCCGGGAAGGCGCGCTCCAGCTCGTCGAGGCCGTGCACCTCGACGCTGACGATCTCCGAGCTCGGGCGCCCGGCCATCGGCTACGGCCCCGGCGTGACGCTCTTGACGGGCGGGCCCGTCAGGCTCCATTCGATGTCGATCGTCGACTGATCGCCGGCGTCGCCGTTGATCGGCCCGTAGGGGACCGGGATCACCTCGCCCGTCCAGGACGGGTTTGTCGGGCCGATCGGCTGCGAGCCGTAGGGGATGATCTGGAACGGCGCCGGCAGTCCGGCGTCGACGAGCGCGCTCAGCACCTCTTCGGTCGCGCCCGCGTCGAACGACTGCACGAACGTCGCGACGAGGCTCCACTTCGTGATGCCGGGATAGTCCGTCTCGCCGCAAAACGTCGTGACGGTCGTCGTCGCGGTGTCCGGACTGAGCTCCAGGTGCTCGCACACGCACTTGAGCGAATCGCCGGGCGCGACGCCGAACAGGATGTCGCAGTCCCGCAGGATCAGCGGAAGGGGGACGGCCACGGCTAGACCTCCGGGTTCGGGATGGTCGGCGCCGTGACCGTGACACGACAGCCGAAGTAGGTCAGCCCGGCGACCTCGACGTTGCCGGGCACGCTGACGCTGACGCGCCACGGATACGGATCCGCGGCCAGTCGGCGCAGCAGGTCGGACAGCATTTGTTCCAGCTCGGGCGTCGCCGCTTCGGGCTCGGCGCGGCTCGTGAGCGGCCAGACTTCCAGCCGCGCGACGTAGCGGCACTGCCTGCCGCCGTCCTGGTCGAGCCACGGGTCGGCCCACCGCACGAGCAGACACGGCGGCGCGACGCTATCGGCGCCGAACGGGATCACGGGCGGATCGGCGCTCGACGCCGGCGCGAGCGCGAGCGCCAGCGTCGAGCGGAGATCCGTCAGCGTCGCGACGCCGCTCACGCGACGCCCCACGCGCGGCGGAGGGGGGTCAGGGTGACGGCGTGCCGCGCGAACGTCGAGCGCGGCAGCCGTAGCGCATCCTCGCCCGACCCGATGTACCCGAACGCGGCGTCGTTGGCTTTCCACCATTCGACGCCGCGCATCAGGTTCACGGAATGCGCGAGCGGATCGGCCGGGTCGACCGGATCCGTCGCGGGACGGCATATCGCGTCGTCGATCTCGATCGCCGCAGCGTCGAGACAGCGTTGCAGGATCGTCAC